TTTTGGAGATACTGCTCTTCTTGAAGGGCATCTTCTTTTTGGAGATACTGCACGTCTACGTACAACACAATAACCTCCTTTTTGTGGTTTTTTTCCTTTACCACTGCATCTTTTTCTTGGGCAAGATGGCGATATTGGTCTAGGACCTCGTGGAGCACCAATTAATTTTCTTACAACTGCACCCATTGTTTTTCTTGGTTTTCTTTTACCTGAGGATGGTCTTCCTCCTTTACTTCTTAATCCTAACACTCTTTCTACTCCTTTTACTGCACGTCTTGCACCTTGTCTTACTCCTTTTACTACACGTTTTGCACCTTGTCTTACTCCTTTTACTACACGTTTTGCACCTTGTCTTACTCCTTTTCTTACGCGTCTTACAACTTTAGGTGCTTTTACACCACCGGTTTGTGCCATTTTTGAACCACCTCTTTGTTCGTTAAGAAAACCATTTAATGTTTTTCTTCCTTCTGAACTGTATAAAGATACTTTTCTATTTGTTGCTGGGCTATAAATATAATCAAACGCGTTTACCATTTATAATATTATATAAGAAAAAAACGCAATCAAATAAATCAAACAAATCAAATAAATTTAAATTAATAAATATCACCCCATTCAATTAATGAGTTATATAATACATTTCTATATGTTGAATCATAATTTAAATTAGATTTATATAAATTTTCTTTCATTGCTATTGAAGAAACTATACATGCCATTATTTCATTTGGATGATATTTTTGTTCAACACCATCCAACATATTATTATACCATTGAATATTTCGCATAGCATCCATTTTAATAAAATGTAATCGATTATCTTTCAATAATATTTTCATTCCAATTGGAAAAATATTACCATCTTTGACAATAATTGTTGAAATAAAAAATGTATTTTTATTCATTTTATATCCCCACATATCAACACCATCTGGATTTAAAACTCCCTTATTAATTAAAATTGAAGGTATCCCTTGTATATATTTTATATTATCATAACCTACAATATTTTGCATTCTATAAAAATTCCATTTATTATAAAGACCTTCGACATTACCAATATTCATCCTTTGAAATACGTGTGTAATTTCATGTATTAATGTTTTAATAAGAGTATATGATGTATCATTTTTAAGATTAATAGGACGTAAAATTATAGCGTCATTTAAAGTATATGGATATCCCCAATCTGTATCACCATCTAATATTGCTAATTTCCATTCTAATTGTTGAAGTTGCTTAAAATCTTTTAATAAATCAGATGCTTTATTAACTGCTTTTTTCAAGAAATAAATCTCATTGTCAGTAAAATTACGAAATGAATTTATAACTTTATTATAATAATCATTTACATTCGCATTATTTATTCCACTTCTAACTTCCAATTCTACTAAATTCATCATATTTGCATTTTTTTCAATAACATCTGAAAAAAAATATTTACAATCATTTTTATTTAAAAAAGAAATTTTATTACCAATATTTAGTAATACCATTAATTTAATTAAATATTTTTATATTAGTTAATTCTTTAATCATCGATTTCAAATAGACTTTCATCAATATTATTAAAGTCAACATCTGTGATATATGTATGAGTATCATTAAATTTACGATTCTTAAATTCATCAAAGATGTCCATAAAATTAAATGTATGACATTCAATATGCTCACTCTTCATATCAATTACACCCTTTACGTTTGCGTATCTATCCCACCCATTACTTCCACCATCAGGACGCCAGAACATCTTACCAAGTGACGAATCGTATGATGCTACAATAATATGACCCATACCGTGATATGTGTATGCAATATCAGTGAAAGTTGTCTGTCCCTTGGATTTATAAAATTTGTAAATCTTTTTAATTTTATCAAGAGAATGAAATATCAATGTACCACAAGTATCATCTTTATTTACATCGTAGTAAGTCTCGCGTGTATTTCCAATCATTTTATACATAAATTTAATAGAGTTACTCCAATTTGCTTCATTGGCAAAATCTTCAATCAACTTAATTTCATCCGAATTTACATTGGAAATACCACTCACAAAATTATGTTCATCATCTTTACCGGTATAATAAAATGGATGTACAGTTGCATCATAACCATTCACACCAAATTTACAATCACTCAACTTATTGTACAAGTATTGTGCATTAGAGTATTGAGCAGTGTCTGTAAACATCATTTTATTTGTTTATAAATAAATAAAATCAATTTTTTAAAAATATAAATTAATTTAATATTTGGAAATATAAATTTTTGTAATTTAAATGTTTTAAATGTGTATCTAAAATCTATGGATAATATAATGCTACATCATCTGAATAAGGGAGCGTCTGCATTGTATTCATCAATACCTACACTTACAGGATTATGGGAAACTGGAATTGATACAAAAATTCTATCCAGTTCTGAAATACTCCATATAGGAAATATGTTAAATGGAATGTTCGGCGATGACGTATCATCTAAGATTAAGATTGAATTTCCAAGATTGGTTGTAGTAGGAACACAAAGTAGTGGAAAGAGTTCATTATTAAATGGTATATTAAAAATGGATTTACTTCCAATGGGTTCTTCTATGGTAACACGTTGTCCTACACAACTTCAACTAATGCCTATTAATGATTCAAATAATAGAGCAGAATTTGGAATTTATGACAATGGTCAATGGGTTGCAGAGAAAACAATACAATTATCTATGCCTCGACCTAAATATTCTGAAATAAATGAATTTCATTCTGAAATGGAATTACAGACTAATAGACGAGCAGGAAATGGAAAAAATATAAGTATGAAAAGTATTCTTGTAAGAGTATATGGAAAAGATATTCCAAATTTAAGTTTAATTGATTTACCAGGACTTACTATGACTGCATTGACAGATAGAGGACAACCAAAAGATATAAAAGACCAAATACGACAAATGATTGGAAATTTTATATCACAGGAAAAAACAATAATACTTGCTGTTATGCCTGCAAGAGTTGATCTTGAAGCGGATCCTGCCCTCGAACTTATAAAAGAACATGACCCAAAAGGTGAAAGAACTATTGGTGTCCTTACAAAGATTGATTTAATGGACAATGGAACCGATGTAACTAACTATCTTGTCGGTGAAATACCCAATGATTTATATCTTAAATATGGATATTTTGCAATTAAAAATCGTTCTAATAGAGATATGGAAACAATGTCATCAATTGATGGAATACAAGCAGAAAAGCAGTTTTTTATAACACATCCTATTTATGGTTCACGTAATATAGGTGAAAAACTTGGAACAGATAAATTGTCTGATACTTTAAGTAAAATACTTATTCAAAATATAAAACGTTCAATACCATCAATAATGTTGGAAATTAACAAATTAGATTCGGAGTTAGATGTTTTAATTGAGAATTTGGGTCCACCTTTACCAACTGAAGAAGATGCCAAGATGTCATTCCTTCATATAATATTGGCCGAATTTTGTAGAGAATTCACATCAATACTTGATGAACGTTCTGCATCTCATAATATTGGGAGAACAATTAAAGATGTTTTAATCGATTATAGACAAAAAATAGATACTATTGATCCATTTACAAAAGAAGAATTCAGTGATAATTACATTACAAATTGTATTAAAAACAGCGAAGGAAATCATATGTCATTTCCAATTCCCTCAATTGAAGTTTTTGAACATTGTATAAGAGAACCCACAAAAAGACCAATTAATGTATTGATTGAACCATCAATGGAATGTTTAAGTGGAGTATGTGAGCAATTTAGTTGTATGTTGGATATATTATTAGCGAAAGAACATATTGCACGATTCCCAAATCTTGTTAGAAGAATTAAAAATGAAATCTTTTCGGCAGTAATGCGTAATAATAGAGATAATACATCAAACAAAATTATTGATATAATCGATATGGAATCCAATTATATATGGACTGACCAAAAGAAATTTAATGAACAATTATCTACTATATTCAATCAAAAAGGAATTCTAGACCCATCAAATATGAGAAAACTGTTATCAATGTATTTTTCAACAATCAAGGATAGTATGAAAAATAACATTCCTAAAATAATTATGTTATTTTTAGTAAAGAAAACAAAAGATAGTGTCGCGAATATATTATTTGATAATTTTACTAAACCACCTCTTGGAAATCTTTTAGACGAACCTAATGGTATAGGAGAAAAACGAAAGATATATCAAGACCAGAAAATAAAAGTAGTTGCAATAAAAAGAGCACTTGAATCAATTCAATAAAATATCAAAATTAACTAAAACAACTTAAAACAACTTAAAATTAACTAAAAACAACTAAAATATACCAAAAAAAAATATTTTTCCAGTCTCAAGACTTTTTCATTTTCACCAAAACTAAAACTATAAATGGTTTCAGTTTTTTTATAAAAAATAACAATTAATTCTCAGTAAGGTCGAATTTCAAAAACGTCGTTTTTTCAAAAATTTTGAAAATGTCAAAAAAAAATTCGACCTAAAATTCGACCTTTTATGGTTTGCGACCCCAAAAAATAATATCAGATACATTACCATTTCCAGTCTTAAAATAATGTCAAAAAAACACCATGAATTCTCAGTCTCAGGGATTTTCAAAAAAGCGTGTTTTCAACGAAATAAACTAAAGCCATGTGGAAAAACTTTTCTCAGGGACTTCTCAAAAAACTATTTCCTCCCCCCCCGCGAAATGATTGTGTTATAAATTACTGATTTTTTACTGAAAAATTACTGAAAAATTACTGATTTTTGTAAGACTGAAACAAACCATATTTTTAAAAACATATAAAAATATTTCGCACTGGGTCAGTGCGAATCAGTAAAAAATCAGTAAAAAATCAGTAAAAAATCAGTAAAAAATCAGGTATTTGCAAAAAGTTTAAAGACTGAGATTATTATATTGGTATATTATATGGTATTATATAGGTGTTATTTTTGTAATTTTATAACAAAAAATAAACCAGATTTTAAACGGCACCAAAACCGTAAATTTTCGTGTAAAGAAAACGAAAATCACATTGATTTAGTATATGATACTGAAGAAGAAAACACAATAACACAAAATAACACAAAAATAACACAAAATAACACAAAAATAACACAAAATAACACAATTTTAGAGACAAATTTAGATGAAAAAAGATCGAATTTTTCATCGGAATTTCAAAATATTGACCAAAATGATGAATTTCAAAAAACAAATATAAATAAAAAACAAATCGAATTATGTAGTTGCGAATGGTGTGGTAAAAAATTTAAGAGATATTTTAGCAGAGATCGCCATTATAATATCTGCAAAAAGAAGAAAGTATCCGAAAATCTAATATTATTGGATATGAAATATAATGAATTAAAGTCCAGATTAGAAAATATTGAGAATACAAATATATTAGATACTTCGAATACAAATATATTAGATACTTCGAAAATAACAAACAATACAATAAATAATATGAATACAACAAACAATACAACTACAACTACAAATAATACAACCAACTCAAATATAAATATTCAAATAAATAATTTCGGTAATGAAAATTTAAACTATATTACAGAAGCGATGGTAAGAAAATTATTAAAGGGACAATTATCGCAAGTCATACCTCAAATAATTAAAAATATATACTGTAATCCTGAACATATGGAAAATATGAATGTCTATATACAGAATAAAAAAGAACCATTTATAATGATTAAAAGTAAAAACGGATGGATATTAGATAACAAAAAAGATGTTATGTTTACAATAATGGAAAATGGAAGATATATGTTTGATGATAGAACCCACGGTACAGAAATGTCAAATAAAGAACAAACAAGAATGGAAAAAGTAAATTGTCTAACTAATGGAGAAATAGATATGAATAATGTTAATATAGGATTAATTAATAATAAACAACATTTACAAAAAACAAAAATTATTTAATAAATTAAAATTTATTTTATTACCATTTTAATAATAACTGGTTATTCGATGATTTGAAATATTTTTTAATCAAATCATCATATTTGTATTTTATTTCATTAATATTTGGAATTGTTCTCATTTTAGAATATAAATCAGCTTTTTGAAAAGCTTTTAATAACGGGAGCATTTTCCAATCTTTGATATTTGCTAAATTTGTATATCCTCGTTCTAAATTTCTAGGTGTATGCCAGGAATAAAAAGAATGATATCGTAATATATATATTGCTTCGAGTGGAAATCCAAAACCATTTCTTTCTGTAAAAGAAGCAATATATTCATCATGACTCCAATTAAATATTACTTTATTAAAACCACAATTTTCAGTATAAATATTCATATTTCCATTAATACTATCATTATTATTATGATACATTGATTCAAACATTATATAACTTTCTGATAATTCTATACCAACTGGAAATGTATCACCTACAACTGCCCATTGTGGTAAAGAACCCCATTCCCTTAATAACATAACTTTACCTAAATCGTGTATAAAACCTATTAATGGAAACCAACTCCAATCTTCAATGTGTTTATAGTAATTATTTAAAGTAGTGTCATATTCATCTTGATAGATTTCTGGTAAATTATTCCATTCTTCATTGGTAAAAAGACATTTAATATAATTGTTTTTAAATTCACCAATATCATTAAAATATCTATTCAATATTGATTCACCAGTTTGGTATGAATGGACTATTTGTGGTAAATCATTGTCTGGATCACTTTCATCAACAATATCATCAAGAAGATTTATAACTTTCCATATATCTAAATTTTGATATGGTCCATTCGTATATTTATCGTTCATCGAAATAGCATATTTAATAGTATGATTTTCAAGCATATCTTTGTATGTTTTAGATACTTTTGTAATATCATTATTAGATAATTCTGTATAATTTCTGAATAGAGACATATTTATAATAATCACTTATAAATAATTTATTTAATTGATAAAATAGATATATTATTTCTTACATATTGACTTGGTAGTATGGATTTAATTTATAATTAGCAAAAGATTCATTTTCTTTTTCTGCTTCTGCTTTTGCTTTTTCTGCTTCTTTTGCTTTTTCTGCTTCTTCTGCTTCTTTTTCTTTTCTTGCATTACAATCAGCACACATTGCTTTACAAGTTTTTTCTGAATAACCTCTGTTTTTACATCTTCTACATGTTTCACAAATATCTTTTTTAACTTGTCCATCATTTGGTTTTTTAATTTTAATAGAATCTAATTTACACTCACTACAGTATTCTCCACAGTGTTTTTTAACATCTTCGTCATTATCGTAATCCTCTCTACATTTCTTGCATTTTTCACAATATTCGATAACTTTAGAATCTTTAATACATTTACTTACCTTTTCTTTAACTATATTAATTAAATCTCTACTAACTGGTAAACCGACATATTCATCATCGTTGTCTTGATCTATTACAATTATATCATTTACTGATACACCATATCTAATCCATTCACGGAATGTCTTATTATCTCTAATTTTAGTTTTGATACCATCTATAACATCAAAAATATCTTCACATTTTGTCGTTGTACTTATTTTATAAATTGTATCTTCGACTTGTTTAGTAAAGTAAGGTTCAGTATTTGGAATTACACCAAAGAAATATATTGTTATTATTATTCCAAATATAAGAAATAATACTAATAAAATAGTTATTGACAATAGCATATTTATATTATAGATATATATATATTTTATTAGTCTCTTAATAAAATTATTAAAGTAAATTTATATAATCAAGTTTAATCAAGTTTAATCAAAGTTTAATCATATCAGGTTGAACACAATTACTAAAATCATTTTTAATTGTATCGAAATTAACTGATGAGTATGTCTGTGCTGAAATACCATTTACACCAAATGAATTACTTTTTCCTCTTTGACAAGAATCACTTAATAATGGATATTTATCAAATGGATATATTATTTCATCAACTTCTTTAATATTTTCGAATGATTCTTCTTTTGCTTCCTTTTCCTTTGCTTCCTTTTCCTTTGCTTCCTTTTCCTTTGCTTCCTTTTCTTTCGTTTCTTTTTCTTCCTTTTCTTTCTTTTCCTTTTCTTTCTTTTCTTTTTCTTTCGTTTCTTTTTCTTCCTTTTCTTTCTTTTCTTTTTCTTTTTTATCTTTTTCTCTTAAATCTCTCTTTTTAAAAGGTATTGTATTTGGAATAACCCCTAAGAAATATAACGTACCAAATATAACTAGAAGTAATATAAATAATATTAGAAGTAATACCAGCATTTATATAATCATATAATATTTTATTATAGTAAAATATTATAAATTATAATTTTGTAAATCCCCAAATACCTAATAATAATGAAAGAAATACAATTGTAACTACCATCGTATAATATTATATTATTTTATTTTAAAACATAAATAATTATAATTATAATTATAATATGAAAGTTAAATTTTATTCTATATCAGAAGAACGTGAAAAAGATTTTTTAGAATTGAAAAAAGATTTTTTAGAATTAAAGAGAAAAAGTGAAGAACTGAAAGAAGAATTAGATTATAAACTTATAAAATATGCTGATTATCAAGAAAGAATTGTAAAATATAACACAAATATTATAAAATTAAAAAATAAAATATCAGATTCCAAAAATTATATTAATAAAATTAAAAATAAAAATATTCTTAAAAAATTTTCAATTAAACATAACAGATTAATACCAAATGACTATGATAAATTAATAAATATTAAATCAATAATTATAAATAAAAAAGAATTGTCGACAATGAAAGAGAATTATAGAATTATGACAATCAAATTTATGGATGATATAGAAAATAAGTTATCTCAAGTAATTAAATATTTTCGGATACGTCGAATATCAAACACGCACGGAACAATTTATGATATAGAATTTCCATTTGATGGGGAATTTATAAATGAAGAAACTAAAAATACATTTATACAGTATGCTATAACTATAATTAAAATAATTTCCAATTATATTAAATCATATGTTTTATATAATAAATTAAAAGAGTTATATTGTATTACTCATACAAATTTTACGTTAAATGATGTATATGATTTATTACAAATATTGTTTAAAGATAAAAATAAAATTAACGATAAAGATAATAAAAATAAAAACATACTTGAATTAATAACAATGTTTCGTATCCTTCCAAGTATATATGGAGCATACAATAATGAAGATTTATTGTATACTAATTTATAATTTATAAAATATGAATTATATTTAAGCTTTACATTTTTTAATATTTGTTGATAATTGTTGAACTGCACCAATAAGTTCAGTAATTAATCTATCATTGTTAATAGTTTTGAGATTATTTATAGTAGTTACATTTTCTCCATCTCTAAAAGATACTTGTGGACCTCTAGATACAGCACTTGGTAATACACTTTCTAATTGTTGTCCGGTAACACCTACTGTATATGTTCCTGAACCTCCATATCTGTTTCTGTACGCATCCTTAAATTTATATTGAACAAGTTTTATTTTATTTACATTATCAAGACTGTTTTTAGTATTAATATTACAATCCGCGAAACCACATTGTTTAATATCTTTTACTCTTCTATCTGATGTTGTGTGTATATTTGACGCTAAAATATTTCCACTTACCCTAAGACCAAAATTAGATACTTCTGTATTAGGATATGTTTTGTCTAAATTATTCGGTGAAGTGGTAGTTTCTAATGTAATATCTAGTGGTACTTGTGGGTCATTAGTTCCAATTCCAACAAAACTCTTTTTGTTTCCGTAACTTATATGATTATTAGTTTTAACCCATGGACTATCAGTT